AGATCGCAAACATCAAAGGAGTAGACGAGGTAATAAACAAAATCAAGGACATCCTAAGCGTGGCAGGACTAAGCGCGATAACATACGAAATCGTAAGGAACAACTATCTAAGCGGTTGGGACAAAGCTGAAAAGAGCATGGACAAGAACTTCATCCCTGAACAGCATGCAATAGACTTCTTAAGCGAGTACACTTTCGATAACATCAAAGGCATGACAGACGACATCGCAAACAAACTCAGGCAGGAACTAAGCAGAGGATATATGGAAGGTGAAGGTATAGCTAAGATAACAAAACGAGTAGAGAAAGTGTTTGATGTCGGCCGAGATGATAAGCAGAACCGAAGTCACACGCGCATCAAATTTTGGTAAATTACACGCATATCAGAAAGCAGGCGAAAAGGGTAAAAAGGTATGGATAACCCATTTTGACGAAAGAACCTGCGAGATATGCAAGCGCTTAGACGGTCAGGAAGTAGACCTAAACGCTAACTTTTCAGAAAAAACAAGCGGATGGGAAGGACTAGCGCCCCCCGCACATGTACGATGCAGATGTGGATGGTCATTCAAACCTTCTGAGGAATAGAAACATATATAAACTTCAAAGTACCTATAAGTAACATTAAGGAGAGGATAGACATGACCTTGAAGACATTAGGCGAAATGAAGCATCAAGGATTCTTTTGTCAGGCAGGATTACCCGATGAATTTAGTATCTGCACAAAAGGAGTATCTGTAGAAGAACTAAGACAATCAGCAATAGACGACATAAAAATGACTCAAGAAAAATTAGACCACTCAATAGAATATAGCGAATATGACAGAAAAGATTTATTTGCTGGACAAATAGCATACATAAAACAGAAGTTCAATATTTCGGCGGATGATTTAAAATGAGTGAAAATTTACATTTAATTGCTATTATCGGGATTATACTATTTGTTATTTGGGTGATATATTTTATGAAAATTACATCCGAATTGGATTAATCAATTTTCACAACAACACAATCCATTATAAATACACGAACCGTACTATTCTTAGAACATGGACGATAGTTTTACTTTTTATTCTGATAAGTTAAGTTTCGCAGAAGTCAAAGGCAAAGAAGGAACTGAATACTTCATCAAAGGACATATTTCTACAGGCGATTTAGACTTAGTTGACGACATCGTAACTAAAGACTGCTTAAGTGATATGTATTCTCAGTTCGATTCTAAAAATATGAAACTCGACTTTGAACATGAGGCATTCAGAGGCAAAAGCAAACTCGAATCTGAGATCAACAAGACCAAACTACCATTAGGCAAAGCCGTCACAAAAAACATAGACGCAAAGGGCTTAGAAGTCAAATGGCAGCTAAACCCAACATGGCAGAAGTTTGACGAAAAAGGCAACGTAACAATGACTTTTAAATCGCTTTGGACCAACATAAAAAGCCAATACTTAGACGCATTTTCTATAGCTTATATTCCAATCAGCACCCAAGTAAAAAACATCGGCGGCAAGAAAGCAAGACTACTAAAAAACATCAGACTTCTAAACGTAGCCCTCACCGGCAACCCGATAAACACATCCGCTACAATGACCAGCGTAATGGCTAAGAGCCTGGACTATCTGAACAAAAAAGGATATGAAAAGGACGGCGCACATGCACACACCGAAGAAAACTTAGGAATACACAATCACCCTGAAATAGAAAAACAACTTCAAGAATTCTACAGTTTTGTTGATAGGCGCATAGACTGGGTGAACGAAAGAATAACCGACCTGCAAAGCCCAAAATCAGACACAGACACAATGACTAATAATCTTAAATCTCATGGAGGTAATAATATGGCAAAAGAAGAAAATGATGCTGATAACGAAGACCAGGAACCAGACAAAGACAAACAGACAAAAAGCGTGGAAATGGTCGAAGTTAAAGCATTGGTTAAGTCGGTCACTGAACTGACCAAAGAAGTAAAATCTGTTACTGACACAGTAAAGGAACTAAAAGAACAGGTTGAAGCTCAGGACAAAATCCTAAGCAAAGCACAAACAAAGGCACTCGGCGCAGAATCAAAAGCCAAAGAAACAGCCACCGCAGATGCACAGACCCAGACACCAGAAGTAAAGAGTGTCTTAGGTATGATATAGGGGCGATATTCATGGAACTAAAATCTAACATAGAGGGAACAAATCACGTCTCACAGACTGGAGACATGCAGGAAGAAATGAACAGAATAAACGCTAAAGGCGGTATGGCGGCAACACCATACGAACATTCATTCGGATTGCTTGAAAACAAAACAGAATATATGAATCCATGGAATGCTGGTATAGACGGCAAAGCGATAGATGAAAGACCAATGCTGTCAGGTTTTGCAGTCAAAGGCAAACAGGCAATGCAGGATATTCAGATTAAGGCCCTAAACACAACATCCGGCGGCGCAGGAACAGCAGGATATGCACTTGTTCCGGTTTTCGTTGACCCTGTAATTGTTGACAGGTCAAGAAAATACACTCCACTTGTGGAACTCATCCCAAGAGTAACGCAGATGGGTATGTATGCTGACTTCAATGTAATTACTGCGAAAGGAAGCGCATTCGTAGCAGCCCAAGACGCAGCAATGACAGAACACGACGACACTGAAGACAGGGTAAGCAAACCAATTAAATTCTTGTATTCTGTAGGAAGAATAACAGGCCCAATGCAGGCAGCAATGCCAAGCTATATGATAATGGGTATGACTCCAACAGGATCAGGCGCAGGACCAACCACATTCGCACCTGCAAGCGCAATGTCCGCAAAACAGAAAGAGGTCATAACGAAATCACGGGCAATGAAAGAGCTTGAAGAAAATCTAATCCTAAACGGCTCTGTAAGTTCAGACGCAAACGAATTCGACGGTATTGTAATCCAACAGGCAACAACCAACCAATACGATGCATCCAGCGCAGCACTTACCTGGGACATGGTAGAGGAAACAGTCCAGTATGCATTTGACGACGGCGGCAGACCAAACCTCGCAGTAGCGTCAAGTTCAGTCGTAACAGCTCTAAGAAAGCTGATGCTTGATAGCGGCAGATACACTATGGACAACCTAAGCGCAGGCTCAGTATTACCGTTCGGTGTTCCGGCGCAGATAGTAATCCAGACAATGGTCGGACCGATCAGTGTGATACCATCGATGTTTCTAAGTAACGTCGTGGGTGCAAAACAGATATTCTTTCTCGATATGGACTATATTGAGATGAGAGTACTACAGGACATGACCTACGAAGAATTGGCACACGTCAATGATTCCAGTAAGTTCATGTTGAAGATTTACGAAACGTTTATAATGAGAGCACCTGGCTTTAACTCATTTATAGACAATCTGGCTTAAGGAGGCGATTGAAATGGCAGCAATAACATCAGGAATAACAACTAGGGGGATATCTCCAAACCTAGGCAAGAAAATGATATATATACAGACCCCCGCAACCGCAGACAGTGGCGACACAGTAGATGTAACAAGCGCTACAGTAACAGGCGGTGAGACACTTGCGAGTGTAGATTGGGTAGTATGTTGGGATCAGACCACCGGAGACGTTGTAACAGCGACGGATTCTTCAGGAACAATCACAATAGACACAGGTGGGAGTACAACAGACCACACTTATGCATTGATTGTTGTTGGGGACGCTTAGGGGGTTGTTTGAATGACAACATTACCAAACGGAATGAGGTCCAATAAAGGACCTCATTACCAAACGGAATGAGGTCCAATAAAGGACCTGCAGTCCCACCCTACTCACACGGACCGTATGAAATGGATCAGCTAACAATATTCCAGAAACCAGCAGTTGACAGCTCGAAAAGGTTTGTCCTGGAAGAGAACTTCAACCAAAGACCGGGACTGAATACAAACATTGGCGTAACTTTCAATCTTGACTTTGAGATACTCGGAACAAGTGCAGCAGAAGCAGATGTAACTTGGGGCGCAACCGTCGGCGGTATTGAGATGAAAACCAACGGCGCAGACAATGACCAGGTTATTATATTACCTCATCTGGACACACTACAAACTGCATGGGCTAATGTCAAGTGGGGTACTGAAAATCAGGTAATCTGGGAATGTGTAATAAAAACGTCTGACATCAGCACAGGAGTACTATTGTGGGCTGGCTTGAAACTGACAAACACCCCGACAGTCGCAACAGATGACGACCAGGCATATTTCAGGTTCAGCACAGACGATTCAGATACGAACTGGGAGATTGTAAACAGCATTGGCGGAACAGACACAACAGCCGATAGCGGCGTAGCAGTCAGCGCAAGCACAAGTTACTATCTAAGGATAGAGATAGATTCAGACAGGAAAGCGCACTATTTCATCAACAATATAGAAGTCTATGCAAGCACCGCAATGACGAATGACGTTGACCTGATTCCTTATGTTGGCATCCAGTGCCTAGACGCAACTCCATCCTCACAGTATTTGTATCTTGTGAAGCAGAAAATCAGCAGAATAATCTATGAATAAATTAAAATTTAGGGGCTAACAACCCTAATTATACTTACAGAGGCGATACAATGATTCAACAGAGAACACCCGTAACGACAATTCAGGCAGCAACAACAATCAAGGCAGCAGAGACAGCTATAGGGGACATCATAGACGTGAGCAACTACAATACTATGACGGTATTTGTCAAATACGTCAACGGTGACGAGACTTCTTATGATATTATCGCTAAAGCCAGACATACCATAGACGGAACAGAATATCCGGCTTGTAGCTGGAGTCCGGCGGCAGGCACAAAAACCGTAACC